GCAAACTGATCATTCTTATAGCCCATTATCGTCTCCTCATCGCAGAGATCCGTGTTTCTTCTTCAATCATTTGGGCTATCTTTCTAGCCATGCCTCGCAGATCCCCGTCACTGCTTCCATTTATGGTGATGTTGGGAGAAATGTTGTAGGTATCTCCTCCAGAGACCATTACGCTAGAAGAACTTTTTCCACTAAACATCGTTTGAGGTGCAATACCACTATTAAAAGATCCATCACCAGTAGGTTCCCCAAGAAGACCAGCACTTGCGGCTACGTTTCTTGCCGCTGTTACGTTAGTTCCATATAGTGGGTTTCCATTTGGATCGAACCCTCCTTTACTTGCCGCCCAGTGTCCGGCACCAGCACCCCCATCCCAAAGAATGAAGGCGGCTTTAGCATTTGTTATAGGATCTTTTAGATCATGAATACTTTTAAGACCTAAAGCCGCTTGTAGTCTTGGATAATGAACATAGTTGATTTGGAAAAGACCAAAATCTCCAGTCGCTCTTTCTGTATTTTGCAGTTCTTTTCTATCTGTTCTGTGAGCAGTTGGGTCATAACCAGATTCTCTTCCACCAATAGCAAGCATTTGTACTAGATCTTCACCACGAAAACCTGCTTCATATAGAAGTTGTGCTACTTGATCAGCCCCGAGCAAACCGGAGGCATCCGTAGAAAGGTCCAAAGCCCCCCTACTTGTACCACTTTTTCCTGCAACTCTTCCTGATCCTGAAACTCCTCTAGGACTCAAACCCCCAGATAAAACTGCTGATATGGTATTCATTTTGGCTTGCTCTAGAGTTTCAGCAATACTCATTCCTGAAGTGCCAAAAAGTATTGATGATGTACTAAGCGCTCCATTTGTTTGATCAGTAGAAACATCTAAGGGAGCGGCACTCCTATCTGTTCCCCAAGGAGAACCAGCCTTTTCATAACTTTCCCTTGAGTTGGGAAGTTCCGCAGGCTGTACGTGCCAAGGTTCACCATTAACTTTTGCGAATGTCTTTAGACCAAAACGTCCAGCGTTTTCTTGTACCCAAGCGAGGTCTCCTATCAAGTCAGCGGCAAGGCCGATTTCATGCATACTTCGCCCTGGAGGAGCGGCTGGGTCCATTCCAGGTGCAAGTTCCCAATACCTCCCATCCCAGAAGATGTCATCACTTTTTGTTTTTTTGGGTTTGGGATTATGGCGGTCTACGAACATCTCTCTTTGTTCGCTATAACTGCGCCATCCTATGTTTATTCCCACATTTGGGTTTTCGTTCATCATGGCTTGAAGCCGGTCAGCAAATCTTGGGTTTAGTTTTTTAAAACCAGGATCATTCTGGAAGTTACTAAATCTTGGTGTGCCACCACTGGATCCTGTGGTTGGTACTGATACGGAAGGAGCAGCACCGCTAGTTCCAGTATTGAACTCACCATCTCCGCCTCTGCTTATTACGGTTCCTGCACTGAACATGCCAGCGCCTACAGCAGCGCCTGCCCCTGTCCAACCAAAGCCAGCCATAGTAATGCCGCCCAAAACCTGAAGAGCACCGCCAAGAAAACCACGAGCACTTCTAGTACTTGTTCCAGCACCGATGATTCCACTAAGGCGATCTTCTAACTTACCAAATGCTCGTTCTAATTTTTGTGTAACCTTCTCTAATTGGGCAAAGTTATCGGCTTGTCGGCTGTAGAACTGCTCCTCACGCTCCATGCGGACACGCTCAGTCTCTTCAGCCTGAACAGCAAAGTTATCTTCGACACCCATGAGTTTCGTGTGCTCACGTTTGCTGGGGTCATACATTCCTTGACCACCACGTTCTTGGAAAGCAATATTCTGCCGGGCGTATTGAAGAACTGTTGTAATCATGTCCTCAGGAACACCAGACATGCGTAGACGTTCCCTAGTTATTGAACCCTGCTGGAAGCCTGTTTCGACAAGTCTTTTATTTGTCAACCCCATTCTAGTTACTATGTTCTGGATGACATTCATACCCGAGCGCTGCCCACCGCCAAAGGTATAGATACTTTGCCCAGTCATCATAAACATGCGGTTAGACACCTCTGGAGTACCCAGAGAGGCAAGCATACTTGTCACGGCACCAGTTCCTAAAGAGAACCCAGATATGGCACGGAGAGCCTCAACGCTAGAAGCCTGTGTAAGTGCATTCAGTCCCGTCTCTGCCTGCATTCCAAGCAATTGGTTAGGACCCTGCATACCAATGCGGTATTGGGTAAGAGGTTGACGATATGTGTCTTGTACGGCCCTCTGAGACATGCCTGTCATTTGTTGATAGAGCATGTTCATACGGTCGGCACTGAGTGAGTATTGAGCACCCCGTTCAATGCGCCGATCCATTACTCCTACGAGTTGGGTAGCCCCCTCATATAGGGCTGCTCCCCTACCCCCACCGCCACCACCGGCTCCAGCAAACATCTGGCGCATGCGTCCAAAGGAACCACCACCAGTAGTGATTGCTTGGGATGCAGAAGGAGTGATTCCAGCCCCCGCTGTTCTAGCAGCAAGGGTATTGTGGGCTGCTGAAACACTATCGTTCTTACCTGTTACTCCTGTAGACACTCCGCTAAGGCCATTTACAAGAGCGTTTACCTGCTTTGTAAGGTCAGGTATTTCTTTCTTTATGTCTTTGATCGTACGAAGAAGGCGATCAAATTGATCGTTCATTGCATTGAGGGACTGGGTATCAACCTTCAATTGGCTCTTTGCCTGTAGGGGCGTACCACTACTCTGCTGACCACCAATTAGTTGATTGACATCTTCTTCAGCCATCAAGCGCCTCCGCTAGAAAGCCGCCAACGGGCGGTACGTGTCCAATAATCACGTTGCCGAACACTCATTGTTCGGATATCCGAAAGTGTTATCCCGTTGTAGACAGAGGCGATCAGTTCGTATTCCCAGTATACCCTAACTAGATCAACCGAATATAAGAAATATCCAGTCGATCATGACGGGCATGCTGGCACCGCAATGGACACATTCGATGTCCACCTCCCCAACCTTTGGTCCCATCTTTGCGTCCAAAAGGGCCTGAACCAGGGTGTTTCTATCAGACAAGTTAAGGCTACGTGCCCATGCTTCTTTGTCTACACCCTCGTCACCTTCCCAGTGAACACACCGAGAGAGCATAAGAGTGTTCTGTTCAGCACCCGTTTTAGAGTTCTTGGCTACAAACAGACTGTCTTCCGCTGTTGGAAAGGTAATGCTTACAATGTTGCCTTTACGCAAGGTAACTTCTGATCCAAGAGTTGGGTCAAAGGACGGCTCTTGTACAGGGAAATCATCGTAGAGGTCTAATGTGACTTGGTTTGTATCCTTACAACTAGGGCACGTAGCAGTAAACGTACGTTCCCTACCATAGGTGGTTCTTACTATGCCTAAGAACAGCGCATCACGATCACCGAGAGCCAACTCGTTTAAGCGCCCAGAGAAGTCAAGATCACCGATAGACACAACCCCCAGTTTGAGTACCTCTGTCATGTACTCAGCGTAGGTAATGTTCTTTCGGTTTTCTACCGTAGCCAGACGCTCCTCGTCATAGCCAGTCAACTCCCGTACTTCGGCAGTTTTTTCCCAAGAATTGTTAGCGGGGTCATAAAGACCTCGCTGAAGAGTTACAAGGTTATCTACTTGCTTTGCAATTTTTGGAAAGGGTTCCTGATTGAGGTCAGCAGTGAGATCTGTAGTAGATGTTTCTTTTTGCAAATTATGCCCCTTATTAAAAAGTGCTATCAGTTGTAGGCTATTGCTTTAGCGTATTCGTCATTGCTTTTTACTAGTGTGAAGCCTTCATGATGAACAGTCAACTGCTGAATCAAAATACCGCTGTTACCTGCGTTAAGGTCACTCATTGCAAAAGCGCCAGGCCAGCAGTTATATAAAATAAAACCTAAACGAGTAGTAGGCCCAGCATTTGAAATTGCTTCGGTGTTCTCTTGCGTAGGATCAGTGATATAGGTACCCCCAGACGCAGGATGGTCTAGGACACGAACCCCAATAGTACAACGGTAGTCATTATTACCAGCAGTACTGAGGTTGCCGGAGTTATTTGTAATAGGAATAGCAGCACTCCAAGCATGTAGGAATTGCTGCCACCTCCACATAGCGTCCTGGTCAACAAATGTTCCACGACTAAATGTCACTGGGGCAAAATCTGATTGACCTACCATTTTGTGTGGGTGTGTGTTCATACCACCCTCACGGTAAGGAATAACTTCGTTCTGCACAGAAACACCAGACACAACAGCGAATCCGAGTGTTCCGATTCCTTTAGCGGCTGTTCTAAGACTAGAACCTGCTGGTTCTATTTCTACAATGAATTTAAAGTCACGGATCGGGTCCGCTGCGGATACACGAGGCATGGATTCTCCTTATCAGAGGCTATCGATGGCGTTACTTCCACCAGTCCATTGGCTGATGGTAATCACGATGAATTCGGCTGGGTATTGAAGAGAAACCCCTACCTCTACTCGTACCTCTCCATTGTCAATCGTCGTTGCCGTATTGTTCGTCTCGTCACAAATTATATAATAGGCTTCTGAAGCGTTACGTCCCTTCAAGCCCCCCGCTGCCCAGAATGCATTCAGTACTGAACCGCACGCTGCGTTAATACTAGTCCAAAGAGTAGCGTCGTTTGGTTCAAACACTGCGAATTGGGTAGCATCCTTAAGGGCTTGCTTGAGATAGTTCAAAGAACGGCGTACTGATACGTACTTATCAGGACGTAGTTTCTCAAGAGTACGAGCACCCCAGAGTACGACACCGCCACCTGGGATGGTTTTGAAGCAGTTGACCCCGCTGTCGTAAAGAGTTCCGATTTGAGTTTCCGTAAACTTTACGTCTACCCCCAAAGCATTACGAATATCTGCTGTAAAGCCTGCTGGGGATTTAGCGACGGTTCGCTCTGTTTCTGTTCTGGCGTACAGTCCAGCAACAACACCACCAGGGAAGGTGCGACGAATAGCCCCTGGACCTGACTTGGCAGGATCAACCATCGTTAGCATTGGCGCACAGAAGATGGAATAATTTGCCCCATCTGATGATCTATGTGTTGCTGCTTCTCCTGCGAAATCATTCGCAGTAGTGCTTAACGGTGAAGGATCGATAATGGCAAGGGAGTTGCCACGAGCCTTGGCTTTTGCCATAACTCCATTTACAACAGTTGAGTTGTATTGACCAGGAGCATTGATCATCAAGACGCCTTCGATGTCATCAAGAAGGTCAAGTGCCGTTACATAATCGGCGGCAACAGGAGTTGCGTCTACCCCTCCAGTCGCAGAAACTGCTGTCGTGTAGTAAGCAAAGTCAGCGTCTGCTGCCACTGTTGCAACGCTAGAAACTCTGATATAGCGTGAGTAGTTGTTGATAATGCTTTCAACATAACGGGCACCGTTAGGATCTGGCGACAGTTCAGTCCAGCGCTCTACTTCAGCACCATTTTCTTTGATAATGAGGTTGAACGTAGGAATGGTAGTAGCAGTCGCATCAACAAGTCCCTGCGTAGTCTGGACTGTGACGCTATTCCCCCAAGTTCCTTTATTGGCAATAGTCGCAGTAAAGAGTGATGCGCTGGCGTTACCAGTACCGGTTGGATAGTAAGGAATAGTTCCTGAAGCGGCAGCAGCGGCAGAACCAACAACACGGGTTATATACGCATTGCGCCCACCATTTGCGAAGTAATGGTAAACGGCATAACCAAGATCGTACTGGTTCTTGAGAGTACCAAAGTTTGATACGTAGTCGCTCCAAGAAGTGATGAGGCGAGGAGCGGTAGGACCACGATCAGATGTGCCAAAGAAAGCAGCCGCTGACGTGCTGAAGTTTACCGTTACACGACTCTGTAGAGGAGTCTCAGATACGTATACACCTGGAGTTGAGTAATTGGGCATTTAAAAATCCTCCGAGAAGGGAGAGGTGAATTCGGGGTCTACGCCTTCTACATTGTTAATATTACCAATAATTTGGTTTACTCGCTTAACAGCCTGTAGGTCTGTTACTGGTAGTTCAGCATTTATCTGAACGGTGTAAACCTTTCTGAATGCCCTCTTTTTATAACCTGACTCAGTATCTAGAAGATCGGACTGTGACCAACTAATAAGGTCCAGTCTTCTAGTGGTTCCATCCGCAGGAACTATGAGATAGTTACTACGGAGTTTCAACTTATTTCTCAACATAAAAGAAGTAAGTTGGCGATCATGTAAAGCGCTACGTGTATAAGTTGCTATTTGATAAAGAAGATCAACTTGTACAAAAGATTGGGTTTTTAGATAAGCAGATCCTGCTTCGTCCAAAGCAGAAGCCATGCCGTCTTGGTCTAATTCAGATGGGTAATACCCGATGAAGTTGGCGTCCGTGGAAGAAATACTGGCACCGGAAGCACTATTGCCGTAGTACAAATAATGCTCGGAATGCTGCCTAGCCCTGGCGTAATTCATTCCAATCATTTCTATTGTTATGAATGGATACTCTTTCTCCGTTTCTCCCTCTGGATAACGGAAAAACACCTTTACGGGCCGGTTTGGTTTTCTATCATCTGAAACAGTTATTCCAGACAAATGATCTTTGAGAGCGGCGTCTTCCGCTAAGAGAAAGCCAACCCTGGTCATGAGAGCACCCTGCTCAGTTCTTTACTCACCTTTTCAGCGAGGGTGTCAATCGCTTCTCTAATAAATGGGCGCAATTTTGAATTCATTGGGATTTCTGAAGTCCCATACTCCAAATCAGTAGCACCCTGGGAATCCGTATAGACAGACAGTTCCCCATTGGCATACTCCACGTAGACATTCTCTGCGTAAGGTCTCCATTCAGAATCCCTGAGAAGTTTCATTCTCAGTTCTTCTTGAAGACGGCTCGCTTCAGTCTTTGCGACATTCTCAATAAGCCGTGGAACTCTAGTTGCCATACCCTCCGCTAGGTGTACCCAAGTGGGTTCTCCAGAGATAACGGGCTTAGAACTGGATGCAGGGATAGGTTGAAAGACACTCATAGTCTTCCCCAGTTCTAGGCGGTTGTAAGGCAATCAAGGACGTAAGCGCTCGCTTATGTCCCTACTAGTTTATCCTAAAACTGGAAGGCTTGAAGGCCAAGGATGCTCAAGATCTACAGTGTCTAAAGGACCTGGATCATTGACCATTTCCTGATCTACGTATACTTGAGTGCCGTTAATCATCACGTACACTTCGTTACGTAACCGGCCTCGTACCATGTAATTTTGAACGCTATAAAAACGCCCGTCCCACTTGAAAATGTCATTCAAGTGAGTCTCATACTCCCAGACATTCTCAATACCTGCATCTCTTAGAGACTTAGCAGAGACAAAGATCATGATGTTCTGAAAAGGCATACGGCCTTCAGGAATAGCCCGCTTCTGGTCCTCGGTCTCCTGTACACGAAGAACAGGGATGGTTACACCAGGCTTGTAAGATCGCCCGCCCGCTCCAGAAGGACCTTCATCGTATACATCGTCATAGATGCTGCCCTCGTCCAATTGAAGGAACTCATACCATATGGCTACTTCACCTTGGGTATGGTGAAACCAATCAAACTGCTTATTTATGAGATCTAACTCACGACGTATTTCCATGATCAGTAGTACGCAGTAGTAGTTTGACCAGCAGGAGGAGCGCCATCGATGTATACGTCTTCACGCAATGGCTCTTCTTTGCGCTCTTGATCTACAATGCCTGGATCAATATTCGGCCATAGGCGTTCCATCGGGCTGTAGTCGCCAAACTCTCGTGGTTTGTACAGAGGCACAAGACGATTTGTCGTACGAGATACTCTTCTCAAAGAGTAAACCTCTAGGCGGTCAATACCAATGTTTAGAGCTGCACGAGAAGAGATTGGACCATTCGGAATCGCTGACTCGCAGGTATATGCACGGACTCTGATGTAATGACATCGATATCTCGTGCGTACTCTGTCATAAGCGCCCAAAGGCTTTCAACAATGGCAGCAATGCCCAGGGCATTTATGACAGCATCTGATAGTTCTTCAAGAGAGGTTGCAAGGCTATGCAAATGCTTTTCAATGGCTCTTTTGGTATAGAAATCTAGATCAGCGGGCGTCAACCACTCGTAGTAGTAACCTTCAACCAAGATCTTTGCGCCCGCAGCAGGAGTGTTCGCAAAGCGAAGAACACCGTTTCTAGAATCCAGCGAATAGTCATCACTGCTGATTGTGGTGGCACTTGCCGAAGAACTACCTGGGATGTAGGAGGCTACCCATAAGGAATCCACATCAACATTGATATGGCCTAGTTGGTAAGTCCTTCCTAGGGCGTCAAAAGACACCTGGAAGAACTTAGGAAAGTCTCTCAGGTAGTTCCTGGCAATGTTGACAACATCAGAAGTAGTAGCCACGTATATATTCTACTACTCTCTGTTAGGCAGCGTATCTTGCGAAGGCTTGTTGACTGCTGCCTGTGATTCACGATATCTCTGGGCCATGATGGCGTAAAGAACGGTGATGTCCTCTATATCACCATCTGGCTGTAAGAGACCGGAATCATAGAGTGTCATAGATGCAAGACCGTGCCTTTAGGTAATTGAACAGATCACGAGGAATGCGGTAACGCTTACCATCCTCAAAGTCGAACTTCTCCCGGCCCCAAGTCATAACCCAGGTGCCTTTTACACGAGCAGATACGAGATCATCTTGAACGACGATTTCTTCTACTGGAGTGTCTTCGGTAACTTCAACTTCTGCAAAGGTTTGACGGCGAGTTGCCATTGTTGTTCTCCTTGTTGTTCATAAATAGAACGGCGAGGGAGCGGTAATGCTCCCCCGCCATTCTACCCTACCTGCACGTAGATCGTCACGACCTACAAGGGTCTATCAGGAAATGGCCCCACCAAGGGTGTTGATGAGGACTCGGGACTCGTGGGTGATTACGCCGAAGCCCCAGATTGCGTACCAGGCAAGCCCGTGCTCACGACCGAAGTCGATGACGCCGCCGTCTCGCAGTTCGACTGGCAGAGCGATGGCGTGCCCGAAGGCGTTGTCACCGATCATGACAGAGGTGTAGGAGTCAGCGAGAGGAGCCTGAGCACCGCCAGTGACGGGATCAAGGTCAGCGGGAAGGCTGAGGCCCTTAGCAACCTGAGTGGTCTCAATGAAGACCACGTCGTAGATACGCCCGATTTCACCAAGCATGAAGTTGCCGGGGGCGGCATACTTGGTGACTTCGATGAACTCAGGCCAGTCACGGAGTGAACGGCTCTGGCTTGGGTGTACGAAGCAGACGTAGGTGTCGCCAAGGCGGGGGATGTTCTTCCCAGCGAGGACCTCAACAGCGTCCTTGATGGTCGCTGGTGAGAGATAGCCGGGAGAAGCAGCGGAGCCGAGGGTGCCAGCGTCGTAGGGGGAGATCGCACCACGAGTGGTTGCAGCGGTACGACCGAATACTACGTCGGGGGCAACAGCAGCGCCACCACCGAAGGGGATACCGTTGGCGTAGAGGGTGTTACGAGCCTGGATGTCCATGCTCTGAGCCATGTGACGGCCAAGGAGGCGTGAGGCGGAGGCCATGACGTCATCGAATGATGCATTGAGCAGCAGTTCGGTGACGGCTACGGCTTGGCCGTGCTCCTTAACAGTGATCTGAATCTGGCTAGCGCTCAGAGCAACTGGCTCAAGGCGAACGCCT